GCACATCCACAAAAAGGTAAAGCTGCTATTGAACAAGATATTAGAACAATCACATTTGAAGATTGGATAGTTTATATTATAAGAGAAAATAAAGATAAATTACCTTGGAACAAGAACTAGTATTTAAAATGATAATGGTGTTAGCATTTATTTGGGTGCTTTCACCAGCTAAAAAACATAAACAAGGTTGATGATATACCTTTTTGAAATCATCAAAATAATCCATTAAAATAACAATAAAATGGCAAATCAATTAAACAGTGGAAGTCTAGACACTCTAAAAGTAGACGATGTAATACTAACTCACGTAGAAAGAACTGCAAATGGTGGTTACAGAGCTGAGTTTGTAGAACATATTAATCGTGGCGGAACTGGCTCAGATGATGTGCTAGCAATGATGAACGCTAGTGATCCAAGATTCCAAAGAGGTAGTAAAACATACACTTGGGTTCCAGCTACAATAGCAGACGTAGAGACTTTACTTAATATCGATGGACTTGATATTGAGAACTCAGAGTTTGTATCTATAACTAGTAAGGCAGGTAAAGTTAGACAAGTTGTACCTCTTAACATTCTTAATCCTGAGTTTAATGGTAATAAACTTAGAGTTGAGATTACAGAGACAACTACACCAACAGACTGGCAAAAAGCTAATGGTGTAGGTCATAAAGTTAATCCTGCAACAAACGAAATCTTGTTAAAAGATGGGCAAAAGATTTATAGAAACACTAAGATGACTATAAAAGAGCCTGTTCACACATTTGTTCAGCATGATAGAGTTGATGTTGCAGCTACAGTTGTAAACTCTCTTGAAGAAGTTGGAGAGTTAGGCTATTAATACAGATAACGCAATCTGTGTATTAGTATGAGATAATGGGAGACGAAACAAAACAATCGACAAAAGGTACTGCGCGCGGTATCCTTATTAACAACGGAGCAAGAGAGCCTACCGTTTCCCATTGTCTTGTACATAATTTAAAATAAGTTTATGATACGATATGATAGAAAAATACCGGTTGTAATAAAACGTACGGCGGTAAATGAAGAGATTATTTTTAAGGGAAAGAGAATAATACGAGAGAAAATAGTTAAGACGTTTGAAATGCCCAAGATTATAAATGATGACATAGGATTCCAGATGCAGTTTGGATTTAATCCAGGTCATGCAAGTAGAAACACAAAGTCAAGTGGTATAGAACAACGTTTTTTAGATATAAATAGTTAAATTAAATAATAAATTATGGAAACAGTACTTTTAATTGTAGGTGTCCTCGCTGCCTACGGATTTGGTTTTGTGTCTGGTGTAATTTACGAAACATCAGCACAACAAGACAAAGAAGCGATGAAGAGATTATTTAGGAGAGATCAAAAAGACCAGCTAAATAAAACTAGAGATAAAATGCCAGCAGGATTTGGCACGTTTGGTCCAGGTAATAGTAATACAACAAAGTCAAAAGGTAAAAGAAAATACAAATCTACTGAAAGGTTTGATTCTACAAAGGCTTGGCCAGAGGCGGTATCTAATACAGTTGGGAACGCATGATGGGAGAAGAAACAAAACTAGTAATAACAAGTCTTGCAGAGATAAAAATACTATGGCTCATCTTTGGTGGTGTCTTAGGATTTATTACATGCGAGCTACTAAAACATAGAAACAAATGGGACAGATGAAATGGGTCTATTCATTGATAGAAGATGACCGAGGTAACGAATTTAAACTAGCATATGAGGTTGCGCTTCGTAAGAAATTGCTTATCTTTAAGTTTGATAATATGGACATTGATATTATAAAAGCAGGTGCTGCAATTAAGATAATCAATGACTATAATAAGAACTTAGAAGTGCAAGCAGATTACGCAGAGGCAGAGAGAATATATTGGATAGAAGTAGAAAATAAATTAAACTCATGATACATTTAGTAGATGGTTCATCAAAAACTGTACCTTCCCCACATTATCAGTCAGCAATGATTGGTGATGTGGTAAGGTATTGTGAGACAAAACAAATACTTGGTGTAGACACAGAGACTGAAGGCTTTGACTTTACTACTAAGAAGATGATTATGTTTCAGATTGGTGACGCAGATCAGCAGTTTGTTATTGATACTAGACGTGTCAGCATTGAACCACTACGTAATATATTACAGAACAAAAACATTCTAAAGATATTTCATAACGCAAAGTTTGACTACAAGTTTATTAAAAAGTGGTCAAGTATTATATGTGAAGGTGTTTATGACACATATTTGGTAGAGCGTGTGTTAAACTGTGGTAAACAAAACTATGGTTATGGTCTAAAAGATGTATGCAAAAGATATTTGGATGTAGATCTAGATAAAGAGGTGCGTAACAAATTTATAGGACTAGCTAGCAAACCATTTACAGATAATCAGATTGTGTATGGTGCAAAAGATGTAGAGTATTTGATAAAAATACGTACGCATCAGTTGCCACTTATAATTAGAAATCAGCTCGATAGAGTTGTAGATCTTGAGAATGAAGTTGTGCTAGCATTTGCAGACATTGAGTATAATGGTCTGGATTTGGATACAGAGAGTTGGAAGAAGATTGAGAAGGTTAACACAGAAAAAGCTGATGGTTTACAAGATAGCTTAGATAATATGGTTACACTTGATCCTCGTCTAGATAGATTTGTATCTAAGTATGTACAAGCAGATTTGTTTACAGCGGTAGAAGACTTGAGAAAGATAGATATAAAATGGACATCACCTAAGCAGGTGTTGGAAGTATTTCAGTGTCTTGTGCCAAAGCTAGATAATGTAAATGGTAAACAGATGTATAAATATAGATTCCAGTATCCATTGATTGACAAGTATGTAAAATATAAAGAGGCTATGAAATTGTGTACGTCATATGGCGATGCATTCTTTAAAAACCTATCAAATGATAATAAAATACATACAAACTTTCATCAGATACTAGACACTGGGCGTGTAAGCAGTAGTAAACCTAACATGCAGCAAATACCTGCAGATAATATTTACAGAAATTGTTTTACAGCACCAGATGGTTGGAGTTTTGTTAGTGCAGACTACAGTTCACAGGAGCTAAATGTAATTGCATTTGGTTCTAAGGATCCTGTATGGATAAAAGCACTGCAAAACAATGAAGATTTACATTCTACCTGTGCAGAACTAGTGTATGGAGAAGAATGGTTAAATGCAGCAGAGGATGATTGCGCTTACATGAAACTTAGAATGAAATGTAATTGTCCAAAGCATAAAAAATTGAGAACAAATGTCAAAACTATTAATTTCGGGCTTGCTTATGGCATGGGCCCTAATAAGCTTGCTGATACTCTTAACATCAGTGTGGACGGAGCTAAAGTCCTCATCGAAAAGTATTTCCAAGCGTTCCCGGCAATCAAAGGGTTCCTAGATAAGCTAGGTAACTTTGGTAAAAAGTTTGGGTACATAAAAACTTTCCCACCATATAATCGTAAGAGGTGGTTTAGTACATGGTATCCAAAGATTTGGAATAACAAATCGTCAGTCATGGAGCTGGGTAGCATCGAGCGTGCTAGCAAGAACACACCTATACAGGGTGCATCTGCAGATATGACTAAGAAGGCATTGGTATTTATTAGAGATTATGTAGCTGCACATAATTTACCGGTTAAAGTGGTAATGACTGTGCATGATCAGATAGATACTATATGCAGAAATGATCAGGTGTCTGATTGGGCTGTAGTTATGAAAGGTCTAATGGAACAGGCAGCTTTGGAGATTGTAAGTAATGGCTTATTGAAAGCCGAAGTAACAGTAAGTAATTGCTGGGAGAAATAAGTGTGAGTGAGGTTCTAATCTAACCGGGTGTTTAAGAGACATCCCTAATATTAAATGTTTGCCTCACTCATGTTTATTTATAAAACTATATATATGAGTAAAATAATGCAAAGTCAATTAGGAGACTGGTATCCAATGTTGTTACCTATCCTACAAACAAAAACGTTTCAAAAAATAGCAGGTCACATCAGAGATCGTAGAGCTGCAGGTGTAACAATACTACCAGAAACATCTAAAACATTTAAGGCATTTAGATTATGTCCGTTGTCAGATGTAAGAGTTGTAATATTGGGACAAGATCCATATCATGATGGTAGCGCAACAGGACTAGCGTTTGCCAATCGTGCAGATAGACGTAAAGTTAGTCCAAGTTTAAAGAATATAATCACAGCTGTAGAAATAGATTATGGTAACAAGCATGAAGTAAATGTAAAAGGATTGTTAGATGTAGATGTATCACTGGAGAGTTGGGCAAAACAGGGTGTGTTGTTACTTAACACAGCATTGACTGTAGAACAAGGTAAAGCCGGATCACATACAGAGTTATGGAAAGATTTTACAAGAATGTTTATAGAAATGTTGTCTAGAAATAAATCTAATCTTGTTTTTGTACTGTGGGGTAAAAAAGCACAAGCGTATGAGCCATATATTAGAGGTAATCAAACTATTCTTAAAGCTGCTCATCCTGCTAGCGAATCTTATACTGGTGGTAATAGTGGTTTTTATACTTGTGGACATTTTAATATCATTAATGAAACTCTTGATAAACCTATAGAGTGGAACACATCAAATATTATAGAGTATGAAGGATGAAACTAAAGATATAATAACAGAGTTAAAACAAAAAAAGTATCTAGATGATATATATGCAGCTAAGGTAAGAGAGTTTGATAATTATTTTACACCTACTAATAAGATAGAAGTTAGAGTAAAAAAATATAAGTATGGACGTACAAATTATAGTGAATTTGTAGATGCACCTGAAGAATACAAACCTCTGCCTACAGCAAAGCAACTAGCAGTGAGTAATGACATGAGTAAATATAAACTAAATAAAGATAGAACAGTATGGTAACTAAAGATGATGATATTGTGAGTAAAATAAATAAAATAAGAGATAAAGAACAAAGAAAGGCCCTAAATGCATGGGCATCACAGAAATTTGTTGGTTCTATTATTGCAGGTACAGGTTTCGGTAAGTCTAGAGTTGGTGTACTAGCTGTAGAACATGCACTAAAAAATGGTGGTGATGCATTGATACTTGTACCTACTGTACAATTGCAAGATCAGTTTATAGAAGAGTTTGATAAATGGGGTGTATCATCTGAGAATGTGACAGTTATGTGTTATCAAAGTGCATATAAATTACAAGGATTATTTTATGATATTGTTGTGTGTGACGAGATACATCTAGGCCTATCGCCACAGTATCGTATGTTCTTTGAGAATAATCACTTTGACAGACTACTGTGTATGACTGCAACGTTACCAGAAGAGATGGAATACAAAGAGTTATTGCATGAGATAGCGCCAACTGCGTACAAGATTACACTAGATAGATGTGTAAAACTAGGTATTGTTAGTCCGTATGAGATTACATGTGTACCTGTAGAACTTACAGAAGAAGAGAAAGTAACATACAAAAAGATAAATAATAAATATGTTTATTGGAAGTTGCAACTAGGTAACTTTGATGCATTTAACGAGGCTAGAAGAGTTTTAGCTAGAAAGAATTCTAGTGGTGTACAAATACAAGCAGCGGTACAGTTCTATAGATGTATTAGAGCTCGTAAACAGATTGTAGACTTTGCAGAAAATAAGATAAATAAGTTTCAACAGATATATGCAGCAAATACAGACAAGAAAATACTAGTATTTGGTGGTGCAAATGCATTTACAGATAAACTGTGTGATTCTATACCAGGTGGTATGGCTTATCACTCTAACAAAACAAAAAAACAGAAAGATCTAGCACTCGAATCATTTAAGAATGACAGTATAAATGTGTTATTTTCTACAAAAGCTCTTAATCAGGGCTTTGATGTTCCTAACGCAAATATGGGTATTATGTGTGGTATCACAAGCAAAGCTTTGTCTATGATACAGCGTGTGGGACGATTAATACGTTTCCAAGAGGATAAAATTGGTAAGATAGTAATTATCTATGTTGCTGATTCTCAGGAAGAAAAGTGGCTCAAGAAAGCTACAAAGAGCCTTAAGAATGTTATTTGGGAATAATTATACAAATTATTTGTACATGATAACAGAATTTATTATATTTGCTTTTAGATTTAAAATTAGTATAACAAAACTTTTTATAACCATTACTGCCATATGAATGTAGAGATAGATTTTGAAGTGTTAGAACAGACAGGTATGTCTGCTGACGATTATCTATATCTGTATGTTATTTACAAGGAGAGTTATACATATTTAAACAATCTTAATCTAAAACCAAATCTAGAGAAGTTACAAGAAGATGGATATATTAAGCTAGGCGAAACACCTGATCAACATTTTATAAGACAAGAGTTCATAGACCTTTTTTCTTCTAATTTTGATCAGATGTTTGCTGAGCTTATAGGTAGTTATCCTATGAAAGTAATGACTACAGATCGTGGTGTCAGAGTGTTACATGCTAAGGATCCAGATTCTAAGGCTAATGCAAAGAGCAAAGCAAAATATAAAAAAATAGTAGGGGATAAGCTATATAAACACAAACACATAATGAAGTGTTTAGATACACAACTTACAATAGAGAGGCACAATCTTGCATATATGCAAAACTTAGAAACATGGATTAATAACCATACTTGGGAAAAGTATGAAAACTTAGATGAAAATGACACAAAACAAGAAACCAACAGAATTACACGATCCCTTTAAAGATAAGGGATTTAAGAGCATAAGAAAAGCTATTAGTGCGTCACTGCACCAGGTAGCAGATGGTATGAATGGTAGACGTATGGTCTATCCTACCAAGTGGGCAAGACTAAACAGAAACTTACTAGGTGGTTTGCAACCAGGTAAGATGTATGTAATTGCAGGTCGTCCAGGTGTAGGTAAATCAGCGTTTAGTAACCAATTGATCTTTGACTTATTGGATAATAATATAGGCAAGAACTTGCTTGTATTGTATTGGACTTTTGAGATGCCTGGCTATCAGCAGATACTGCGTGCAGGTTCAAAAGGCGTAAACAAACAGGTAGGTGAGCTGTTGTCTGTAGAAAAGAAACTAGAACAGAGCGCTTATCAAAAATTTAAAGAAGAGGTGCTAAAGTATGGGAACTATCCTGTATACTTTAACAATGTACCTAGAGATATGGAGTTTATCAAAGAGGCTAATGTAGATATAACTAACAAAAGGCCTGATTACACCATTATTAATGTATTCGATCACTCTAGACTTATCTTAAGTAGTAGAGAGCAAGAATTACAAAAACTAAATGAGGTATCAAAAGGATGTATGTGGTTGCAAGCTAAAATGGGAACTATAAACATTCTGTTATCTCAGTTAAACCGTAACATAGAACAAGAACATCGTGCTAAGGCGCAGTATCAGCCACTGCTAACAGATTTGTTTGGCGGTGACTCTATTGGTCAGGACGCACATGTTGTTATGATGTTACAGAGACCACATGATTTATATGGGATTACAGATACATACTGTAATGAGAATCCTGTTGGTCTACTAGCAGTACACATGGAGAAAAACCGTGATGGTTTGCTAGGTATGATACCGTACGAAGCGGAGATGTCAACATTTACAATTAAAGAGAGAGTAAAAGAATGAAGAAAAGAAAATTAAATAGCAAGAATCCTAAGTATATGGATGCTAGCGAAACTAAAGAGAAGAAAGTAATAAAAAGAGTATTAATAAACACTACACAAGACGGACATAAGATCTGGGGAGTGTGGTATGAAAACTAATTATATGGAAACTATGGAATTACCTAAAGTTAAGGTTATGGCGAGCCGTAAATCGCCAAAGAATATGGTTATATATGGTCCACCAAAGATCGGTAAAACTACAGTATTGTCAGAGCTTGACAACTGTTTGATTATAGATCTAGAGGATGGTTCTGATATGGTTGATGCACTAAAAGTAAAAGCAAATAGTCTTGCAGACTTGCAAGCTATTGGTGGTGAAATCATGAAACAGGGCAGACCGTACAAATATGTAGCTATCGACACTATATCTAAACTAGAAGAATGGTGTGAACTATATGCAAAAGCAATATATCAAAAGACGCCTATGGGCAAGAACTTTGACACTAAGAAAGAAGGACTATCTGTACTGTCATTGCCTAACGGTGCTGGTTATTTGTATTTGCGTATGGCATACAAAGAATGGATGGATAAGCTTAATAAACTAGCTGATCACGTCATACTAGTAGGCCATCTAAAAGATAAAATGCTAGAAAAGAAAGGTAAAGAAGTAGCAGTAAAAGATCTTGACCTTACAGGTAAGATCAAACAAATTACATGTGCTAATGCAGATGCTGTAGGTTATGTATTTAGAGAAGAAGATCAGACTATGATTAGTTTTAACTCTCTAGATGATGTAACTGCAGGTTCTAGATGTGCACATCTAAAAGGCGCAACCATGCCTTTAGCTTGGGATCAAATTTTTATAGACTAATTAAATCACGAAAACTATGATAGACGCGAATGAACCAACTCCTGGTGGGGTTGTAAAACAAGAGACACCAGCAAGAATAACTACTAGTATGATTATAGCTGATCTGGATAACGGTGTAGACCGTAATGGGATTAGAGATAAGTATAGTTTACAAGCATGGGAAGTAAAACAAATGTTTGAGCACCCTGCACTAAAAGGTAAGAAAGCTAAAAAGATTAGAAAACTGTCGTTTACTTTTGTAGATGATACTACATTTGCAGACGTAGATGTAGATGATACAAATCAAACTAGTATTCCTGTACCTGCGGTAGAAACTGAAGTAAACGAAGCGGCAGCTATGGACTCTATAGCTAACACTATAAATACTATAGAATCTACAGATGATAATCAATTAACACAATTTTAATAATTAAATATATATAGATATGGCAATACAAAGTAATGCAAGTACCGAAGAGGTATCAGGAGGTGGTAGAGAATTCTACTCCGGTCTAACAAATGTAAAAGTTGTTGCAGTTAACCCTACAATGGCAGAACTACATGCGCTAGATGTAAATGTAAAACAAGAACCTGCATACTCAGGTACTAGCAATGATCAAGCATGGAACAAAGTAACGTTCTGGCTTGCAAATGAAGATGGTAAATTCAAACTAGATTTGTTTCTAAAAAACAATCATAAACAATCTCAAACTGGTAAGTCTCTATGGCTAAACAATGTAGGTCAATCTACATGGTCATCTGATGCACCAAGTTATGACTGGTGGAAGAAAGACGGTGAGAGAAAGGCTTATGACGGCGAGAGAGAACTAATTGAGTTTACAAAAGCTTGGGCAAATGTTGCTGCAGGTGCTAATGTGTACTATGATACCATGGCTGATATTGTTAACGGTAACGTTACAGAGATCAAGAACCTAGCAACGGCGCTTAAGAATAATGAGCTTAGAGTATTGATTGGTGTAAAAGATGATAAATATCAAGGTATTTACACTGGTTATTTTGGTAGAGTTAGACCACAAAGAGATGATCTATTTATGAAAGCTCTTAATGATGAGTATACTCAGTTCAAGAATCATGATTTCAATGCAGACCTCAAGTGGGGTAAGCATGTATCTACAGTTAGTCTAGTTACTCCTGACACTATTAGTGAGGAAGAAGACTGGACTACAATGCAACCAGCAGAGAGCAGTCCTTTCTAATGGCTGTTGATCGTAGAGATAGTAACGATCACCTACATACCGATGTCATACTTAGTAAAATTACTGAGTATGACATTTTTAGGTATTATTGCCCAAACTTTAAAATGCTTGGTAAGAAATTCAAGAGTGACCTCCGCAAGGATAATTCACCTACAGTTTCTATAATACCGTATAATGGTAAGTTACTATATAAGGACTTTGGTTCTCCTGATCACACATTTGATTGCTTTAATTATGTAAAGTATAAATATAATTGTGATTTTTACTCTGCGTTAAACATTATCGATTCTGATTTCAATCTTAATCTAAGTTCTAAGAAAGCTGGTATACAATTTACTATGGGTCTAATGGCTTATAGACAAAATAAAACACCAGATTACATTAAACCTGAAGTATTAATCAGGAAGCGGCGTAGGCCGTGGACTAGAGACGACGCAAACTTTTGGAAGAAATATTTTGTTAGTAAAAAAATATTAACTATGTTTGGAGTCGAACCTATAAGTCACTTCTGGGTAAATAGTAACAGATTTAGTTGTAAATCAATTACTTACGCTTTTAGATTCAAGAATCGATATAAAATTTATTCTCCTTATGAAGAACAAAATAAGTGGTTAAGCAATACAAAAAAGACAGATGTCCAAGGCTATAACCAACTCCCGTACAAAGGTGAGAGACTTATCATTACTTCATCGCTCAAAGATGTTATGTGTTTGTATGCTGCAGGTTATCATGCAATTGCACTACAGAGCGAAATGCAAATACCTTCAGCTAAATTGGTAGATGAGCTAAAAGAAAGATTTAGCCAAATAGATATTTTATACGACAATGATTTCGACAAAGTGACAAATCCTGGCCAAGCTATGGCTAAAAAGATTTGTGATTTATATGGTTTTACGAACATATGCATACCTGATTACTATCAGTCTAAAGATCCATCAGACTTAGTAAGCAAGACATGCGGGTTCAACGAACTTAAAAACATATTAAATGACACGAGATGAGATTATTGAAAAACTAAGAAAACAAAAAGGTTGGTTAAAAAAAGGAGCACAGTGGTTAGCTGATAAATGGGATGTAGACATAGCTATTATTAGAGATTGTAAAAAGCTTGTAACTTCAGAAGAGTGGGTACAAGAACGTATGAATAATGATAATGGCCATGAGCTTAGTCAAAGCCAAGCATTTTCAAAACATTTATTAGATAACGGATTAACAATGGCAGATGTAAAGTCTGTTAAATTTTGGCAAAACTTTAATGGTGAACAACGTTACAGTATAGTAACACATAACCAGTGGCATGAACAGCCCCAGGTTAAGGACGAGTTACTAGACTATATAAAAAGTAGATCTGCTAAAGTACCTAAGATTAAATATAAAAAGCCAAAAGATCCTGTGCTGTATGAAATATCATTACCAGATATACATTATGGTAAAATTACTGATGAAGGACCAGAAGCACTAGAAAAGCACTATATGAAAGCTATAGTGGATTTACATAGAAAAGCTGATGGTCTTGAGATAGATAGATTTTTATTACCTGTAGGTAATGATGGTCTAAACTCAGAAGGTATGAGTAGAGCTACAACTAAAGGTACACCTCAACAAGATAGTATGCGATGGCGTCAATCTTTTAGAGGATACTGGCACTTAGTGACAAAAGCTATAGATTATTTAGCACAGTATGCACCAGTAGATGTAGTTGTAGTACAAGGTAATCATGACTTTGAGCGCATGTTTTATGTAGGAGAAGTTTTAAATGCTTTATATCATAATAATAAAAATATTACTGTAGATAATTCGTTAGATACACGTAAATACTATGAGTATGGTATAAATATGATCATGTTTACGCATGGAGACAAGGAGAAAGCGCAAGAATTACCGCTATTAATCGCTACAGAACAACCGGAGATGTGGAGTAGATCTAAAGTTAGGGAAGTACATTGTGGACATAAGCATAAAGAAATGCTAAATGAATACATGGGAACTAAAGTTAGATTTATACCATCTATTTGTGCTAATGACAATTGGCATAAAACTCAAGGTTATGTAGGGACACTTAGATGTGGCCAAGCTTTTATATGGAATAAGAACAGAGGTCTGGAAGGGTACCTCCAAACAAATGTAATGAGCTATGGCGTGGAAGAGAAAAGCTAGAAGTAAACCAGGACGTAAGAAAGTAAAAAATGCTAAAAAAAGTACGTATGACGGTAAAACTTTTCAGTCTAATCTAGAACTTTATTGTTATAAAGAACTAAAAAAAGCTGAAGTTGACGTTCAATATGAAGAGCATACATTTACAATCTTTGAACCTTTGGTTTATCCGCAAGCATGCTATGAAGGCACAGCTAAGAAATTATACAATAAGGGCAGTAAAATACGGGCTATAACTTATACCCCAGATTTTGTTGATCCTAATGGTAAGTTTATCATTGAAACAAAAGGCTATGCCAATGAGTCTTTTCCGTTGAGATGGAAACTATTTAAGAAACATCTTAAAGATAACAATCATCACTATGTATTATTTATGCCAAGAAATAAAACACAGGTAGATGAGGTTATAGAGCTGATCAAGCAACTATAATATATTAATTAATTAAACACTTTAAATTATGGCTAATAATGTTAGCCCTTGCTGTGGCTATGAATACAGCGAAGTAACATTCCCATGTGGATGTGAGATGTACCAATGTGACAATCCCAAATGTAAAGAACATTTTGATGAAC